TGTAGCTGTGGTAAAGTTTTGAGATTCTAAAGCAAACGGACCTATAGCAACACTTCTTGAACCTAGTGTATCACTAGTTAGTGTACCCATTCCTATTGCTACATTGTAGTCTGCATCCGTTAATGCGTCCCCCGCTAAACCGCCAACAAGGGTGTTTTGTAGACCCGTGGTGATTACTTTACCTGCCTCATAGCCAACTGCTACATTATAGCTATCTGTGGCTGTTGTGAAGTTTTGTCCACCTAAAGCATTTCTACCTACTGCAACGGATTTACTTCCAAGAGTATCTATGTCTAAAGCACTTGTTCCTACTGCTACGTTATCAGCACCCTCTGTCATACTGGTCATAGCAAACGATCCAACAGCAGTATTACCACTTGATGTGCTAATTGCATCCCCTGCCACATAACCTATTAAAGTATTATTATCGCCTGTCGTAATTGCAGTACCTGCCTCATCGCCCACAACAGTATTATAGTTACCGCCAGAGACTATTGAGTTACCTGCGTTGACGCCAGCAATGAAGTTAGATGTGCCTGACGTACTTGTGCTTAAAGTCGTGATGCCATCAATCGTGCCTGAGTTAATATCAATGCCAGTAACCGCAGTGGTTCCGTCGAGAAGATTATCAATATTATCAAGGTTGGTGTTGATCTTAGTACCCCAAGTATCCTCAGATGCACCAACCTCCGGCTTAACTAAGCTATATGTGGTTGTCGTTGTATCAGCCATTTTAATCTCCTATGCGGCGTAAGCCTTGATTTAATCACCTAAATTTTAGGGGGAAGCAACAGACCAATCGGTTGATGCGTTGGATGCATATTGCCATACTTCACTCACGGGATCAACATCAGTCCACGTTTCTGACGTTCCCAACTCTATTTCCCACTTCTCACGCGCGTTACACACGACAGAAGAAGCAACAGAAATATTACTCGAACTAATTTGAATTAGGTTGCAAGTTGCGCCCACAGTCAAAGCAGTATCAATAACAGCGCCGCTGCTAAACACAACATTAGCATTGGATGCCGTAGACGCAGACGCAGCAATTATACTCGCGCCATCTCTCACGCGCTCAATTGTTGCACTCGTAGATGCAACACCAGCTATCGTGCTGGCGGCACTTTGCACTCTAACGACACTCGCGGAAACAGACGCAGAACCCGCAGAAGTTGCTGCGCTCTGCCTGACGCGCTGGCCGACAGAAGTTACCGACGCAGTAGACGCGGAAGTGGCTGCACCCTCACGAACACGTAGACCCGCAGCAGTTGTGCCGGAGGTTGTCGCAATTATAGAAGCCGTAAGCCTTACGCGTACAGACGCCGCCGCCGTAGTGGTGGCCGTAATAATTGCGCCAGCGCCGTCAGTGACAAAACCATCAAGCCCAAAGTTATATGAGCCGTATGCGCTTTGCCCGTATCCGCTGCGATACTCAGCCATTAGTCTAGCGTAATATCAAGATCACCTGATGGAAGCCTAAACACGTCACCAGTTGATATAGTTTTACTGGTTGTCAAAGCAGCGTATGCAATTAAATTTCCGCCACTCGACGCGTCGAAGACTCCAACGTGCGAAACTGTACCGAAATCGGCAGTCGCAACATCCCACTCAATAGCCGCGTTGTTTGACGCAGTATTGCCGGAAACCACAAAAGTTACAGCCTTACGCCCGTAACCACCGCCAGAAACTTCCGTACCGCCGCCAGTGTCAGACGGAGCCGCAGTGTAAAGCGCGATATGCCAAGCCGTTGGCCGTGTCGCGCTGCTCGTAGTAAAAACCCAAGTCAATACTGTAGTTTCAAAAGTATTAGAAAAACTCATTTTAATATGCCCTTATTTTTAAACGGCGACCAGAACCGCCATATTTTGCTGCGTCACTTGAGGCGTTTATAGCATCAATTGCATTTTTATACAAAGCCGCCCACGTCTGTATTCGTGCATCTTCCTTTAAGTATGGCGCCGAATGCACTAAAGCGCCATATAAATAAGCGTCTGGAAAATACTGCAACAGCCAATTTGATGTATTGGCATCACTCAATTCTGGAACGCGCGCGTAATAATATAACTCCGCAGTGTATGTACTGTCAGGAATAGGATAAACTTCTATCTCACCAGCAGTCAAAGCATAGTAAGCTGGCCGACCAGTAGCGTTAGCAGTTTCAAATTTTCTCTGCAAAATTTCAGATTGGCTCATCTTCTCAAGTGGGCTGGTATCATTCGACGTAATGTAAAACCTAATATCTTCAAGAAAATCAGCAGGGATTGCACTGTACTGCGTATCAATCTGAGCGTTGCTGCGCTTCTCCTGACGCCAGTGCCGGACAAACCTTTGTATGTCAGCTTCAGCCAATGTAATAAAATCTGCGGCAATCGTACTTAGATCGTCACGGTTAAGAAAGTCAGCTATGCTCGACTTTAATTCTGCGTATGTTGTAATTGCCATTGATTTAACCTTAAACCTAAGTTAGAATTTTTTTCTGGGAGGATAATAACATGATTGATGTAGATTTAGCTAGGGAACTAATTATTCTAAAAGCAAAAGACTTAGGCTTGGACGATGAAAAACTAGATAGCCTCGACGTATTAGTGTGCAGTCGGCTTGGTATTGAAGATCCAGATCCACTCATCTTTCCATCCTAGATAGGTAACTTAAAATACCCTCAAGAACTTCTGGAGTTATTACTTGCGCAGGCATTTTTGTTTTTATTGCGTGAGTTTTATGTGCTTCATTTAGTAACTGACCAGATTTAGTTTTTTTGCCCGCCATTGATTTGTAAACATCACTAAATAATAAACCCTGCGGCACAGGAGGAAGTGACCCAAGATAATTGCCAGTAATCTGCGTGTTATATGTAGAATGAGGAAAACTTTGCGGGGGCATATTTCCCCGTGGCTTTTGAAATAAAACTGGATTTAAATCTCCTATTTTTGCAACTCCCAAACCAAACATACCAGCGGGCATATCTCTTTGCGTTAAATCAGTAACGCTATACCTAGCCTGCCCCGAACTTGGAAAACCTAACTCTTGATATGGTTTAGTATCTATTAAACGAATAAAAGATTTTCTCTTGGGAGATGTAGTGTTTTCAACCCACTTTCGTAAATCCGGCGATAAAATACCAACAAAGTCAGGGTCAAAACCCTTCATTTCTTTATCAAAGCTTTTTGCAGCTTTTTTTGTAATTTTGGAGCCTTTGACTAATTCAGCCATAGCCGCGCCCGTCATTGTAGCAAAATCATTTGCGTTTGGTGACATACTCCCCGTTACGCCCAAAATATCTTTGCCTTGAAATTTTTTTCTTGCTTTGGCAGCTTCTTTATCAATTCTGGTTATAATGTTTTGGTTAGATGCCCAGACTGCATTGTCTGCCTGCGCCGCTGGGCCAAGCATAAAATCAAAGCCACCTTCAGTGTAAACTGGCTGGTCAAACTTTACATCATCGACACCCTCAACCAATAAGCCGCGAGAAGTTCTGTCGCCATAAAAAGGCAAAACAACTTTACCCTCAGTTTCCTCCCAAGACATAGGCTTGCGCGCTAAGTTCTCTCCGGTATCAGTTAGGGCAACGTCAGTGTTGCCCAAGTAATCCCGCATCTTTGTATTTTGATAACCCAGCGGATCAAGATCTGCTTTATTAGCAGAAGAAGCCGCCAACAAACCGCCAAGCTTTGATCTATTGGCAGCAGAAATATTAGATAAATTAGAAAACTCAGGATCAAAGCGGGCGTATTGAGATCGAACCAAGTTAGGGGATAGTCTTACGTCAACATTTGAAGGGTTTGAAAGATCCTCCATATACTGTTTCTGCAATGCACGTTCTTGTTCTTTTGTGTAACCCCTATTTTTAAATTGAGTAGAATTAAAACCTGCCCCAGTGTCGTTAATGTTTCTAAACTGAACGCCACTTAAACCAGCCAATTTAGCAGCTTTCTCTATGTCGCGGGTAGAAGTCAACATTGATCCATCGCCAAAACTACTAAACCCATATCTAACATAATCAGCTAATTCAGGATTTGATTCATACAATTCATCAATGTCAAATTGGTTCCAATTTTTGCCTTTACCCTCAACAACTGCATCGCCTAACTTACTTCCAAGACGCAAAGGGTAAATTTGAGCATCTTCGCTTCCCCTTGCATAAGTGCTTGCTAGTGTCGGATTGTCTGTAGAAAAGACATTTCCTTGAAATGTATCTATGTCTGCGTTGGTTCCATGAAAACCTTTCCTTGGAAACATCTCATCAGCCCTAGCCATTCGTGCGGCTTGACTCATATCGAGTGGCGTATTGGCAAACATATATTGGTTGTCAGCCACACCCATCATCTCATTCGTAACTTCGTTTGATCTGCCAGCGGCGCGTAACTCTAGGATTTTTTTAGCCATAGCCTCAGACGCATTTGACGCCGGAGGTAAATCAGATTGAGTGCGAGACACGCCGGAGCGTAAAGAATTTTTTGGCGCAGAAACTAAACCGCCGCCGCCCATTGCCAAACCAGCAGTACCCATAACCTCTGGCACTAAATCGGCCTCTGGAATTAAACCTTGATACGCAGAATATGGCGCGTCAATCGCCTTACCAATTGTGGAAAGCAATCCAACCAAGGCTGGCCCAATACCCTCATATTGCAATGTATCAAGACCGTAAGTTGGCTCCTTAGACAATAAACCTCCAAGAATAGGACGCCTGCCATCACCCGCTAAATCAGAAGCATTTTTACGCGCCATATCATACAGAAAAGAAAACGGGCTTGCCTGCTCTCTGTAGTAACGCGTTTCTGCTGGATCTGTTGAATATAAAACGGGCGCCATAAACTACTTACCAAACTTCCGCATCAAACAAGTTCCATCCCGCTTGCAGGCTTCCGGCGTGGGGCAACCCCTCATTGGTTTCATCATTTAACTTCTCCTTCTACTGCCGCACCCTAACATATTTTATTAAGCAATACCACGCAGGTTCCTCTTAATAGACTGTTTCCAACTCGACACCGCACCAGAAAGAGCCGTCGCCGCATCAGACGCCATAGTCAAACACAAAGCATCCGCCAAGTCAGGAGAACGTAATCCACGCCTGCGCATCTCATCCTTACTCTCAGCCTTCATCTTACCAGAAGAAGTAAACGAATACCGTATGGCAGTCAATTCAGCCACAAGCTGATCGTTGTCCGGCAACTTACACGACCTATCCTCCAACCAACCCTTCGCCTTAAACCAAAGCTCAGATCTCAAATTCATATACGTGTCACCCATAGACGGCGCCTCACTCACATTCACACCCCTCACGGGCGCACCCAATTCACGCATGCGATCCACAACGCCGCCGCCGACGCCAATACTATCAACTAAAATTTCTTGAGGCTGCGCGCTGGGCGGCAAACCATTATACTCAGCCATGACACGGCCAACAGTCTGCATTAAATCCAACCCCTGCCACGAATTAATATCCGTCACCACATTACCATACCGCTTACACAAAGCCGTTTCATCAGTGCCAAACCGCGCAACGTCCAAACCCCAAATAGACTTTTGATCCGGCGTCACCTCAATATCACGCCGTATCGCACTCTCAACCAAATGAAACGGAATAATAGTATCATCATCGGCCAGCGGAAATTCACCCAAAACACGCACACGAAATGCGTTGGAATCCTCGCCATACCGCGCGCGCATCTCATTAACAAAATCATCAGACACAAGAGGGCTTTCCACGCAAGACCAACGCCGCGTCCACCAACTCTCAGCCATGCGCGTCTGGCTCTCGTAAAACGTACCGCTAGAACGCGTCGGGTTAGACAATAAAATCGTCGTGGCGGAGTGACCCGACATAGAACCCGCAGCAGCCTCAAAAACTTTCTCAGGCACACCAGAAGCCTCGTCAACAACTAACAAAACATTCTCCGAATGCACACCAGCCAAAGCCTCCGGCGTTTCCGCGCGTGACGTCCTAGCTGAAATAAACGCCTCGCTGGGGGCCGAAGACAACTCAATGCGATCAGACTTAACAACCAACATAGAACTTAATTGCTCCGGCAACTCGTTAATCCAACGCTTTAATTCCGCAAAAAGTGCGTCAAACAACTGACCACTGGTCGGCGCCGTAACCACAACCTTATTGGGAAAACGCAACATCAAAAACCACAGCATCGCCCAGCTTGCAGACGTAGACTTACCCGTACCGTGGCCGGAACGCACACTAATCTTACGCTCGTTATTCGCAATGGCATTCAAAAACTCAGCCTGATACGGCAGAGGATCTGCACCCAAAACCTCCCTAACAAATAAAACAGGATCGTCACGGTAACGCGACACAAACTCAATAAAAGGATTATCTTCACTCACTGGACAACTCCTCATACTCCACCTCAATCGCATTGGCCTCGCGCTGGCGATCCTCCGCATCAATCGCGGCAATTTCAGAGTTAACCTTGCGCAGCGCATCTAAATGCATATCAGCTACAGAAATCGTCACATTAGTCTGCGGGCGATTGCCATACCTATCCTGATTATAAGAACCCGCCATAAACTTGCGCCACTGCACCTTCTCACGCGTGGCAGCAATCTCAGACGTTGTGCTGCTGCCATCCAACGCGTCAACCATACCTAAACCCTCCTCAACCAACGCGTCGGCAGACTCACGCTTCGCCTTGGCTAGCGCAGCAGCATACTCAGGAACCTGATTGACAGACGTGCTAAAATACGCGCGACTGCACCCATACTCCTCCGCAAGCTTCGTCATCGTCTTGCCAGAAGCAACCTCGTCAAACAAAAAATCTGCGCCGCCCTTGCTCTTAATCTCACCTAAAATTCTGCGCCGTAAAGCTCTGCCTGCCATTAAATAAACTCCAGTTTTTTTAAAATTTTACATTAAGCCTGCGCAGTAAGGCAAGGGGGGGGGTGGCGGGGGGCAAGCGTGTGCGTCGGATTATACATAAACAAACCCTAGCAAAATCTTTGGCGGGGGGGGTAATTTTGCGCCATTATCGCATAATACGCATTATGTTAAATTTATTATGTAATGGAAACAATGACATAGCTATTTCTGGGGTATCAATGTCGCATATGAAAGCCCTTGGTAAAGCTCTTGGGGTATTGACGTACCCCACAAAATGATTTACTCGCGCGCGCCTGCGCTTTGCTGTCGGTGCGTCTTGCAGAGGACATATAGCACAACAGCAACTCAATGCATTGTCCCCGCATCTATTTTAAATATATCCTCGCTGTCCATTTCAATTAAAGCTTCCGCAAGGCTTTGCATCAACCTATTTGGGTCAGCATTGTTTACCAATCTCTCACCTAAATAACTCGTTAGCATTTCAGTCTCATCCATCTGCTCTTCATTATCTTCACACTTTAAATTTAAAACTAATCTTAATTCGTATGCCATGCTTTCTCCAAAAAAAAGCCCACGTATTATTTACGCGGGCTTAGTTGTCGGAGTTAGCTGTTTCGCGGGTGGAAGATGCAAAACAGGTTTGGGAGGAAACAACCCCGCACGACCACTATACCCCACCAGAGAGCCTCACATCAAGTCCCCGCGTCTGACATTTCCGCACCCAGCGCCATATACCCACAACTGTCCACGCTCGAATCCCTATGGCCACCATTGCGCAGCCTCGCAATTTTGAGAAGCGCCATTAGGTGACACACGTCTGCGGCGCTAATATCACACCCCAAGTATGCACCAAATAATGCGGCAGTCGTTTCAAAGTTTTCTTTTGGCTGTCCGTAATGTATTTGGCGCGCACCATTGATAAGTTCACCAGCCTCAAGCAAAACGCTCGACCTTACATTTTCCGGCAAAACAATTTTCTTCTCAGTCGGTATAACCTTGTCGTTCATTTCTTTTTCCTTTTGTTTATCATTTCCGCTTTTCTAAATATTATCTTTCGTCTTTCATCCTCCGACCACTTGGGCAACGCAGGATTAAAGCGACGGCGGTTAGCGAAACCCTCAAGCTCTTCAATATCGCGGCAAGAGTTAAGCTTCTCATCAAACGTCCTCGCCTCACTCATATTAAACTCCAATCTGCCCATTGTAGGAATTGTAGGAATACCTAAAGGTATATTCCTACATTCATACACTTTATGGTTTCGTAGGAATTACTGTAGGAAAACGTATGAAACGTATGAATTGGCCGTCTAAGTCATTGTTTTTATTACAACCCCAATTCATACACTTTTCATACACTTCAGCATTTCCCCTCACTATCCAAAAACCACACAAATCCATCGTTTTGCACCAAATGTCCGGCACTCATCAGCGCATCAATCGCCTGCTTGTAGCTAGATCTTGGATTGCTGGCGTTCGTCACCTTACCCAAGAAATGGTTTCTGAGATCCTCTTCCTTTATCATCCAATACGTTCTTGGTTCTGGGAATCCAGCCCCCGCATGATTTGGCTGACCCACGCCCTCACCCCTAAGTTGGGTAAATGCGTTGCGCATGATAAGCTGGTTCTTGCCCTTTATCTTTGGCTTGCTGGCTTCGGCAATTTCACTCTCGCTGGCCTCATGGATGACACACGTTGTGACGGCATCTCCGTCCTCATCAATGCCAAGCTCAACCACTTTAAGCTTAAACGTAAAGACTGTTCCAGTTTCCATATCGCGCTGCTTGGTGGCTTTCGCTGTGCGCAGCCCCGTAACTTCGTCGTGTTCTAGCTCTATCTCAGAATCGGTAGCCGCACGAAGTGAGCTATGCCCACGCGCACCAGCGGCTTTATCCTTCCCCGAATGATGCACAATTGAGACGTGCGCCTTGGTAATAACCCTGAGTTTATCGCAATTCGAGATAACACTTGTCATCGCCTCTGGTGCATTCTCATTGCCGCCCGACATTGCGCGACTGAGCGTGTCAACTACGATCATTTTGAGTGGGCCGTGTCGTTTAGATATTTCTGCGCAAAGTTTTATGAGTGACGCCATGTCAACATCTGGGTCTAATAAGTTTACTGGAGACGGCCTGACAGCCAATTTAACGTTGTTCTGGTTAGGGTAATGCTGTTTTAGGGCTACGACCCTATTGTGGAACGCCATACCCCCCTCAGTCGCTAAATATAATACAGATCCGCCATTTACCTTACTGCCGTTCCAATCGTTATCTCCGCCGACGTGCCAGCCCATATCCAGCGCGAAGAAAGATTTGCCCACGTTTGATTGCCCGTAAATGACGGACATACCGCCCTCCGTCAGCCACCTCTTTATAAGGTAGTTCCTTGAGAGTTGCGGTACTGCATCCTCCGGCATAAATATTTGGTCCATCACGTTAGCGACGGTTAACGCCTTTCTGGTGGCTTCCCTGCCTTGGATGACCCACAGGTCTGAGAAATCCCAGCCCTCCTGCTCTGGTAAAATATATTCCACGCCGTGTTGCTCAAACGTAGCTTCACACGCCTTACGGCCCGCCTCGTCGTTATCTCCGGCAACTACAAGCTCACACTTGGGTTTTGACTGAGATATTGCATCAACCACTGACGGTATATTATTTGCGCTCAATGCAAATATTGCGGGTTTGTCTGTGGCTTCGTGTATTGTCGCCGCATTTGCCCACCCCTCAGTGATGTAAGCGAAATCCTTAATTGGGCCACCTATGACGCTAAAATGACCCGCCACGGGCATATTATAGCTAAACTTCTTATCGCCCTCCGCGTCGATATACTGGTAGCCGACGCGCTTACCCGTCACATCTATGATAGATATTACAAGTTTATCGCCTTCGATTTTTGCATTGTGCAGGCTGAGTTTCTTTTTTTGTAAGTATGGATGCTTGGACATATCGTTACTTTCCGGCCAATTGATTGGCTGCACTGCAATTTCTGGCGGCTTACTTGATTGCGTCGGCCACAAAGACATATCCTTTAATTTGTCTTTAATTGCTTTATAGTCTTGGCATTTCCTGCAATTTACTAAAACTTCACCATTAAATTCTTTAATCCAAAACCTATCCACGCCGGAACAATTTGGACACGGCCCATGAAATTCTCCCTGACTTGTTTTTTTTAATTCTAGGCTTGATATGATTGGCTGGCTATATTCCGACCAATACGCAATGGGGAACTTGCTTTCTTTAATTGATTTTGCTACCATTTCCCTGCTCCTTTTTTTCATGGGTTTTTAGGGGCGCTCCTGTTAATATGCCCAGCGAATGGACACGCTGGGCATATTTTCATTTAAAACGGGATTTCGTCATCAAGCTCCACGCTGCTTTTCGCAACGTCAGAAACCACACCATTTTCCTTTGGCACCGCAAAAGGGTCTTCCTCCTGTTTAGCCACGTAACCACCTTCGATTTGGTCAAACGGATCTGTACCCTGCGCCAACTCTTGAAGCTCTAGCACTTGCACCGCGCGCAATCTCAGGCTCACACCATTTATTGATCCTGTGTTGTATGGAACAATTGTCACCGCCAGATTTATTTTACTGCCGGAAGTTAACATAAAATCGTCTGGCAGTTTATTTCTTGCGGCGTCAACTTGCTTTGGCGCCTGAGTTTTTTCTCCGCCGTAGCTGCCCTTTAGCTTTGTCTTACCGACAACCCTATCCTCTTCATCACGCTTATACGGCAAATAGGTTGGCTTCTCAGGCCACTTACGCTTGGAATCAAGCGATGCTGCGTTTCTGTAAGACTCCATGCATATGTTGTGCAGGTCTTTTGCCGTGGCATCGTCCATAACGAATGAAGTTTCATACGCGGCGCCGTCGTCCATTGGGTCACATTTAACAGAATTATTTTCTGCATTATCGAAACGATAGGTTGAGTTTAATCGCGGATATTTTGCGAAAACATTGGTAATCATATGTTGCATTTTGCAACTCCTTCTTGGTTTTGCGTGGCACCCCCACGCTGGGATCTCTTAAAAAGAATTTTCACTTTCCATCCACGCGGGCAGATGAATTGTGTTTATGTCTGGGTAGCCAGTTCCAAAATCATTAGTGTCAATGGCATTTTTCATTTTTATAAGAGTTTCAGTAACTCTGTTGTGCGCGTGTCTCAAATACATCTCACTCAGTTCATGGCAGGCGATTACGTGCGGCTTATCCTTTTCAATACAAATAAAAATGAAATTTTTAACCTTAATATTATTTAATCTTAAAATATGTAAATATAGAGACGCCTGCAAATCATACCCGAACGATCTGACGGCTCTTTCAAACCCTCGCGGGCTGGCATCTTGGCAGGTTTTAATGTCAATCACAATACCGCTATTCCTCAATAATCCGTCCGGCCTCGTTTTGAGTGGAATATCAATATCTGGGTCGGTTGCAAAAAATGATGCTTCCGCCAGCAAATCATCGTTGGTTAACAAGTGATTTGCCATCTCATTTTTTAGGCAAGATTCCGCCATATCTGATGCGAGGTCGAAGTCAGATTCAGTGAGTAATATCTTTCCAGTGTTATCGGCTTCCTCTTTTAGCTCCGCCCAAGCCTTTCCGCGCCGCGTCTCCGGCCCGCGAATAACTAAATCTTTTTCGGGTTCCAATAAGAGTGCATGAACACTGGAGCCAAGGTCAAAGGCGTGGCTCTCTTTTCTTACGTTGCCAGCCCAATGCGCTAAACTTTTGTTGCTCACCATTTTTACATCAGTTGAGGAAAACGCTGGATCTTCGTGGTACTGTTCATTTGACATGGCGTCTGATTTTATAATTGTCATATCTCGCTCCCTAGATAATTTTAAATTCTGAAATTGGTATGTGGGTTACTGGTTCTACGTCCTGCCAATCCCCACGATCTTTCCTACCGCCCACCTTGGTAAGCCATTCCTTATTTGGCATTCGCACCCAGCCCATCTTGTCAGTCCACTGCACAAGTAAAATGCAGTTAATGCCAAAATCTCTGTACTGCGCTGCGGAAAGTATTTTGGATAGTGAAATCATGTAAGTTGGGTAGGCTTCCATTTTATTGTTTCTGCATTTCACCTCGACAAAGCTGGTGGCAAATTTATTTCGGGTGACGCAGAAATCCATCTTATACTGAATTGGAAGTTTAACGTAACCCGCACCACCACCAAAATTTTCAATAAACTTTTCGATGGCGTTTATTTCTTTGCTGCGGTCTAACCGCGTTTCGTATAACGTCCTGTTCACGACATGAGTTCCCGCACAATAAAACAGAACGCAGGAAAATCAACTTCCACCCTATAATCTTCACCGCCCGCCATAATTGAATTGAGGGGTATGACGCAACGAATTGGCTTGCGATCATATTTGTAAATCAGGCAAGGTATTTTGCCCTCACGATCTGCCGCAAATTTAACTTGATCCCACCACGCAGGCGCTCCACCGATTGGCGCGTCTTTGTAGCGTTTCAACTCAAGTGTAAACGGAAAGTCTGGATCGTCTGGAATTAAATCAGCGTGGCCACCAGTTCTATACTGTTCGAGATCTCTTTTGAACTTTATGCCTGTCTCATCGAAGAGGTATGATGATACCTCACGCTCAAATCCGGCGCCCTTGTTTCTACTGTTAACCATCAGTCGGCCCGTGGCTGCTTGACTTCGACACCCTGATCCGCAGCCATACCGATTGCGGCGACACGCACAAACGCCGTGAAACTTAGACCCATCTTTCGTGCGGCATCAGTGATTGCGTCGTGCTGCGTCTCACTAAGACTAATTAATATCTTTTTATCGTACATAAATCTTCCCTTCCATCAAACAATATATTTTTTATATATTGACACAACCGCTAATTGTTTTTTCTTAATTTTGGACGTTGTTTGTAAGAGTTCTGCATTAAATCAGTTTGCCTGCACCGCGACATTGATGATTTATAATTTTCATAAATTATTGGATAAATTTTATCACTCGCGGAGTAACAAGTTTCCATATCTCTAAAATAAATATAACTATGAATTGGGTTTTCCTCGACATAGTAAGTTAAAATTAAAACGATCCAATACATTACTTATCTTTCCAATAAATCCAGCGGTGCTGTTTCTTACCGCGCCCATAGTTTTGATCGACGTTAACCAAACGTCTTTCACGAATAATCATGTCATTATCCACCAATTTGTTTAGGTAGCTGCTGGTGCGTGACACACTTTCACCGACCAGTGCCGCAACTTCAGTCGATGACAATTCTGCTTCGTCAGGAAACACATCCAGCAATCTTTGCATTTGTTTTTTATTATATTTTTGCCGTTGAATTTCAGCAATTTTTACACTTTTGCTAATAAACTCTTTCCCATTAAAGTTTTTTGGAAAGTGGTCGTGTTTTTTATCGAGCCAAGTATTACGCTCGTACTCAAGAATTGCCCTGCCAAGATATTCCTCTCTTTCTTGTTTCGATTTCGTTGCCGCGCAAAGCCGTATCAGTTCAGCTTTAATATCTTGTAAACTTCTTCTTTTAACATTTTCTGTATTTGCTTTTGCTCTTCGAGACTTTGGAAAAAGTTCGGTCTGCCGCGCATCTCCGCCTGCATCAACATGATGTCCGTCGTGCGCTCCAATCTCGCAATTAACATTTTTACTTTCTGATTTTTTGACATTTCTTTTAATCCTTTTTGCATTAAATTGAATATTATGTTTTTTAGATATTCTGTGAATTTTACTTGAAGTTTCAAAAAACAATTCTGCAATTTGAGTTTGTGACAACCCAGCACCAGCGGCCATTTTAATTTGCTCAACAAATGTTTCTTCATCAATATGGGTCATTATTCATCCTCCTCCAGAGGCTCTATTTGCCCCACACCGTAACAGTTTTCACATTCAGTTTTATAATCCTCATATTCTGGAAAAGGATTATTAAACCCTTGGGCGACAACGCGCTCATATGTTGCTTCACCTTCTCCAGAGCATTCTGGGCAATCTATTAATTTAATTTTAAGCATTAACTTCTCTCCCGTTTAAATTGGTTGCCCAAAGAATAGTGACACTACTAACGCGGCAACAAGCGCAATGGCTCCCACGAGTTCTGCCGCTGGGTTTTCTTCAAGTCGTTTGAAAAACTTTTTCATTAAAACTCCTCCTCTTCTTGCAATAAAATAGAGTGGCTCTTAAAAACCATGTCGGTCCAATCATCACCCTCAACGTCAGTTAATAAGGTTGTGAAAACGTTGACGCCATCAATCTCTGTCGTAATGTTTTCCATTGCAAACATTATCCCAGCGATAAAAGCTTGATTGCATCTTTTATTAACAAAGTTTCTAATCTCGCAATCGCCAGTTAACCAATCGCCAGTTATCTTTTTATCAGCGTGTTTTTCTGCAATCTCAAAAATGTTTTCATCATTAATTTCAGTTAAATCTATTGTCGTAGATGCCATAATTACGCCTCCTCTTTCTCACCAAATATTGCCCGAAGAAGCTTTTCCTCTGGAGTTGGCAAGGCTTCAATTTTTAAAACTTTGTAAGTGTAAGCAGTAATAGACGTGTCTGTAAGCCTATTTTGGGGCAGCGTTTTGATAAAATCTGTTGCGCTGGCTTCGTCAACAAAAGTTTTTTGCAAATCTTTTCTAATGGTTTTCACAATTTTAATTATGTTTGGGTCATATACCATCCTGCCGTTATACCAGCCCTGTTTAAAGTCAAAATTATCTGAGTTTTTAAAAAGCTTAGTGCTTGAAGCATGTATTGCGTATCGAGTAGATGCCATCAGGCTTCCTCCTCAATTTTGCTAAATGATTTAAGTGAACATTCCTCACTTTCTAAGTGATACACTTTGTAACTGTGGCAATTATCAGTGAGCAAAAGATCTGCATCTTGATAATCCATATACTCACCTATGT